TAATTACCTAGGCTTGCGCGGTGTTGTTACGACCATTTTACCAGCGTTGGTAACTTGGTCTTCGGCTAAAGGTTCGTCTAACTAAGTTTTTATAGGCGCCATCCTCAAACCGTTGGGGCGGAATGATTACAAGGCAATTTCGACCCATTTTGACGCCACCCCTTCGTCTAAGTTTTCGGCCAAATTCGTCTACAGCTTCGTCACTGACTGACGATCTTTGTCAGAGCGTCCTTGTCTATCGCAGTCCGCTCAGAAAGGTCGACACCTCGTCGAACCAGCTCTGCGCCTCGCTCGACAAGGTCTGCGCATCGGGCAAGCTGCTCTCTTTCAGCGCCGCAGGAACCTGCGGTGACTGCGGACAGTCGACTGCGGGCCGCGACGGCCTCACGGCGCACCCTGTCAAGGTCGCCAGACAAGTCACTAGCGCGAGCCAGTGCGGCATCGCGCACCTCCCACGCTTCAACCAGGCTCTGTGCATAGGTTCTCTCCTTCTCACGATACTTGGCCTCAAGGGCCTGCGCACGAGTGGCGTAGTCCTCGCGCAGTTCAGCGATGTCCTGCCCGTACAGGGCGGCGGCATACTGGTAGCCCGCGACGAAGATCCCGACGCCTGCGGCTACAGAACCCGCCGCCTTCATCCAAGAAGCCATCTCGTTTCCTCATCATTTCAACGCGTCACGCCACGCCTTGACTGCCTTCGCCATTCCCCACGCAATCGCTACGCCCCCGAGCGCCAAGAAAACGACGTACATCCCGACAGCCTGCCACGTCAGTTCCTCTTCCATCATCAGCTCTCCAAGCCGCAGTGCGGCTATCAAATTTGGTAAAATATCTCCCATAGACACCTTTCGCGTTTTGGGTCTTACGAGCCGTTCAGGATTCCGCCCCTGAGCGGCTTTTCATTTCTGTGGCGTCTAGCTCACAGCTTCCATCCCTTCACGGGATTCAGGTAGATACCGACGTACTGTGCCTTCTTGTCTCGGGATCCCCACAGCTTCCAACCCACGTTGATCCGCACACAGCACGGCCTGCCGAGCAACCTGTAGTGCTTGATGTAGTACAGCTGGAACGCGATGAGCTTCCCATCGCGGCGGCAACGCCTGCGGCACGTGCCTGACACGCCGTTCGTGTCGGAGGCATTCTCATCGCCAGTCACCTCCCACGAGTCGCTCGAGCGCACCTCGACCCCGAGAATGTTGATGTCGAAGCCGTAGCATGTATTGCGCCACATCCACGCGACTCGACGTTTGTACGTCGCCCAGGCATCCGTCCCCGGCCATCGTTGCCAGTGGCCCTCGTCGCCGTCTGCGTCGTTGTCGTCAGTGGCGAACCAATCGAGCCATTTCGGCAGACGGTGCGTTTCCTTGTCCACGAAGAACGGAAGAACGGGCGCGAGGATCAAGCCGACGAGAAGCATCAGGTAGCTCAGAGGCATCGAAAGAAGCCAACGCAAGTAGACCATCTCAGTCCTCCCCAAGGAAAAGCTTCGCTTCGGACTTGCGGCGGCGGACGAGCCCCGGAAGCTCCTTGCCGCCCGCCTTCGTGATGTCGAGGAACTGATGCGCGGCCTGCTCGACGTCGCCTGCATTGAGGGCCCTCATGAGCCTCGGGCAGTTGTGCACGACGTAGGACGCGCCCACGTTGAACGCAAGGCTAACGAGCGCGACGTACTGGCCCTCAGTCACGTGCACATTCACGAACGGCGCAAGGGCCTTGACCACGGCCTCGATGTCCTTGCGCAGGAGCTCACGGCTCTGCTCGTAGGTGATCTCGTCATGCTCCGTCACGTCCTTCGTGTGACCGACGCCGATTGTCCAAATGTCGGCGGGGCACTTGTACGCCTGCAGGCGGCAGCCCTCCCAAGCCTCGATGAAGTCCATCGCGACTTCCGCCGAATACTCGCCAAAATTCTTCACTTCAAATCCTCCTTATCCAGACCAAGGCGCTTCTGCAGAACGACCTCAAGAAGACGGATCACCCGCGTGCCGCCCCACCCAGCCATGCCGCTCAAGGCCCCACACAACTGCGGCGGAAACCCTTCGTAAAAAAGCACCTCGTAGCTGATCAGCCCGCATACAGCACTGATCGCTCCATGAAGCAAAAACTCTCGCCATGTGAAAGCCTTTCCTTCCTGTACCTTCAGCAGGTACGAAAGCCAACCGCAGATCGCCGCAAAACCACTTGCAGCGGCCAGAATCTGCCCGTCACTCAAATCTCTGTATGGCATGCAACCTCCCGCATGCCTTGAGTCTCGAACGAGACTTCAAGCACACGCGCACAAAAAACTCCCCCGAGGGATATCCTTGGGGGAGTTGACGTTGGTTTAGGGACGCGAAGCTCAAAGAAAGAGGACCCCGCAGTTCTCAGAAAAAGGCCGCGCAGACATAGCCGGCGACCGCGCCAACCAAAAAACCAACCGGCCCCCAGAAGAGGCGTGTCTTCCGACGTGTCTCCGCATCAAGCAGAGCCTTCCGGGCCTCCACCTTGGCGATGAGATCGTCCGTCACTTGCTCGACCTTGACCCCGATCTTATCGAGCCACTCCTTCACTTCTTCTTTCGTCATTTCAGTCACCTTTTCCTTGAGCGCATCTTTCATCGCCTTGACAATCAAATCCCACATATGAAAAAACCGCCCGAAGGCGGCATCTCAACTTTTCAATGTTTCCCCTTTCACCGGGCTCGAACAAGAGCAGCCGGAACCTCCGGCCACACCACTTCGTAAGGGAACCCTTCCTGCTGAGGCACATCGCGAAGTGCAGTGCGATACGCCTTGACAGACTCAAGATCTTCACTAGAGACCGGATAGTCATTCATCAGCAAGTAGTCCGTATCCGCGATCAGGCGATCACGCTTAGATCGAACCTCTTCTTCAGTTTCAGCAAGCTTCTCTTCGGGCGTCTTTTCGGGAATCTTCTCGACAGACCAAGAAAGATCTTCGCCGCGCTTTTCGCGATAACCCTCTTCCTGCGCAAACTTCTGGATGAGCGAGCGCATTTCGATGTCGTGCGGCGTCTGGGAATGATGAGAAACCACCACACCGACGAGATCTGCAGCGCACGTCGGCTTTAGCTCAGCAGCCCACGCATCGCCAGTGAAGCGATAAAACTTCGAGCCATCCTCGCCTTCATCGCCAAAAGGCGCGATGAGAGTGCAGGACGGCGGCACGAGCTGACCGTCCATCACTTGGACGGTCAGCTCGTGCTCGAAGAAACCAGAAGCGTCGAACTTGTACGCTTTCTTGAAGGAAGTAGTCATGCTGACTCCTAAAAAAATTGCGGCATTAGAGCCGCGTGAAAAAAGGTTTTCAGTCGCCGACGGCAACGGGCTGACTTTGCGAGTCATGCCGTCCGGCAAAAAGATCTGGTATCTGCGCACGTCATGCTCAGGCCGCGTCGCAGACAAAAAGCTCGGCGAGTACCCAGACATGAATCTCGCGCAGGCACGACAAAAAGCCCGACGCCTGCGAAAGGACATCGGGCTTGAGCCACCGAAGGGCTATGTACTGAAAGACGCTTTTCGTCTCCGGTGCCGCCTCAAAAAGCCCCAGATCGTGAGCTACCAGGACGAACGCCGTCGCCTTGAGCGTTACATCATCGGCCCGATCGGCAATCGTCAGCTCGACGAGATCACCGCCCCACTCGTCATCCGCACCGTGCAGCCGATCGAGAAAGACGGGAAGCAAGCGACGCTCAAGCGAGTGCTCATGCGACTTCGCGAGATCCTTGACCTCGCCGTCTGCGCGGGCTACATCGAGCACAACCCGCTTGCTCGTGTGTCAAAAGTTTTCGCCCCTCCGCATGTCAAGCCGATGCCGTCTGTCGACTGGCGAGAGTTGCCTACCGTGATGGCGGTTATGAAAGAAGCGCCGGAGCGCATGCGCGTGTTCTTCCTCTTCTCGCTTTGCTCAATGCTTCGACCGGGCGAGAATGTTTCGCTCGAGAAGTCGTGGGTCACAGAAGACGCGATCCACATACCAGCCGAGCACATGAAGAAGCGCCGACCATTTCGCGTTCCCATCACGACTTTCATGAAGGAGCTGATAGCCAGAGAGCAGGCGCTCAGCCCGAGGCCACGTAGCGGCCATGTTTTTGCCGGCAAGAGCACCGGCAAGCACGTCAGCTCGCAGGCCTTGGCGAAGCACCTGCACGGAACATCTCTCAAGGGTCGTCTCGTTGCTCATGGGCTACGATCGATCGCTCGATCGTGGCTAGCCGACGAGTCCGTGCCATTTGACGTCGCAGAAATGTGCCTAAGCCACGACGTCGGTACTCAGGTGAGCAGGGCTTATCAGCGCTCAGAC